ACCCGTTTCTTTTGCGATGTCCGATGGCGTGTTGATGCCGCAAGCAATGCACTCTTTGATCAAGTGTGGGACCTTAGTTCTTTTTTTCATGTTCTCTCCTCATTATTTCTCGGTTGATGTACCAGGCTGCCTTGCGAAGGTCTTGGATGTCATTACCTTTTTCATCAGAGCGCCAAATATATTTCACAACGTTACCCAGGTTAAAGTTCATGTGTTCTGTAATCTGAATGCACTCTATACCACTTGGGTGCGCGGTGTAATGCGCTGGACGGTCCACTGCGTTCATTTTGGACCCCTATAGTATGCAGACTCAGGAATGGTGGTGCTCATGCTCACCGGCTTGGGGCAATTGCCTACCCGTTCGATGGCCTCGGTCATTTGACGGTCGTGCTTGTATGGCCGGTCAATGATTAGTTTTTGTTCTGGCAATTTGCGTTTCATGTTGATATCTCCTTGTTAAATTGACGTTCTACCACGAATCACCACATCCATGATGGCGTCTCGGTATCCGCGTTGGTATATTTTATACAGGCTCATCACATCTAGATGGTCTCGGTTGCTTAGCACAAACTGGTCTGCGGCTGACTGAGACAGCTTCTCTATGCGCTGCTGAATCTCTTTATCCTGCTCGTCGTGTAGCTCTTGTGAGTCGTCCATGGTATTCCTCTGTTGATTAGATGGTGTGTAGTATATATATCAGCGCAACTGTCCAGACTGCGACAAGCGATAGCGCGATTGTGATAATGATCGGCATACATCCTCCGGTTTCTTGACCCTGTCTAGGCACCACTCGCACTGCCAGCGCCTAGTCTTGTTCACAATCCAATGGCTTTTGTCCGTCACCGGCTTAGTCCTCTGGCATTGGGTGCAATATCTCATTTCCATGACAGACTCCCGTCGGGATTTTTACTCACAATAGTCAGGTTGTTGGTTTCACCCTGCTTGCTTACCAAGTATTGCCCGCCCCCGATGTCTGTGATGGTTCCAGAATCACCAGTGTCACTGTCTCGGTACAACCTGACGCCCTCTAGCGGCGTTGGTATTACTGTTGATGGCACCAAAATAATCTGGTTCTTGTACATGTCCTGCCAGAGCAGGTTGCCCGACTCGGTTTCATTAAAAACTTGTGCGCTTGCTGTGAAACACAGCAGACTTAGCGTAATGATTGCTGTTCGCATGTCTCATGCTCCTGTAGATATAGGCTGCGGTAGAGCTTCCACTTGTCTAAGTAGAACTGCTCCTCTGATGGGGGCGTAAACCCAAAGCGCCTCCACGTTATCATCACATCGGTCTTGGCCGCTGGCGTGTATGGCTGATGTTCCATGTTATCCCCCCATCACGCGGTCGCGCCGCTCTGAAGCACGCTGAATAAACGACACCTTTATCTGAGCTGACAACTTGTCCATGCAGTACTTGTTGTGCTCGTGTAAGGCACGCAACTTCTCTAGCTTGGTCTCACTTGCCATGCGCCCGTTGCTAGCCACCTTGTTGGCCAGTTCCTCATAGGCGGCGGCCCAAGCGTCAAAGCCTGTGTAAACAATGTCGTCCTTACCAGGTACAGACAAAGGCCACGCTTCTGGCTCGTGTATGGCTACGTCCTCAGCATCCTCTACAGCTGCTTGCGCGGCCTCAGCATTGCCCTCACCTTCAGAGTTATCCACAGGCTCTGTAGCAGGGAAATCCACCAAGTTATCCACAGGTTCTGGTGCTGCAATCCTGTCTAAAGGGTTAGCCGTTGGTGTTATGTCTTTTGGTATGGCCTCAGTCGGGTAGTCTTGTGCCTCCTCAGCTGTAATTAAACCCTTTAAAACGTCAGGAAAAGCGTCACGCAGGGCAAAACCACGAGCACGCATCTGCATCATGCGCTTTGGGTAGCTGGTCCACGGGCCTTGCTTGCCCCACAACCCAGCACGCTTGGCGTCCTCCACGCTAAACTTGGCCACCACTGGCTTGCGGTTCTTGCGTTTGGCTGCACACACTGCGACCGGATTGGCCGTGCCCTCGTCTTCAAAATATTCCTCGATGTCTTCACACACAGGGCTAGCCTGTACCAGTGCCATCGCGGCATCACCGTAAACGGACGGCTTGCCGTTAATGACTGCGATGTTTTGCAAGGCTTGCATAGGCTGCAACCCCATCTCAAAACCCCACTGGACACACACCAGTACGTCCTGCGGCTTGCCCTGGTACTGGCGTGGCACCATCGTGCTGTCTGATAGCAACTTGCTAAATTCCATGGCCTCGGTCAGTGTCTGCGGTGCGAACCCGCTACGTGTTGCGATATTGCTCATTGTTTTTTCTCCTTAATTGTCAAAGTGTTTTGTCTTATTACTGTGGCATCCTTGGCCGGCACCAACCGCTCTGGCTGTGCTTTGTAGTGGCGCATTGGCCACGAAACCAAATACCTGGAGCCAACAGCCCTGCTCGCGTCCCGTAAGTCCTCCTTCAAACTGGTCTCATAAAAGTTAATCACCTCCTGCTTGCCTTTAATCTCCTCTTTAAATTCCAATATTTTTTGGCATAATTCCTCAGCACTTGGCGCCAGACTGATCTCTTTGCCACCAGCGGTCGGATACTTGCGGTTAGCGTCCGAGCTGTTTAAAGCATCGTAGTACTTCACATCGCCAGTAGCCTTGTAATGATCCAATCTGGACTGAAAGTCGCTCACAGCGGCCTGTATGGCGCTCTGAGTGGCATCGTGGCGCTCAAACAGGAATATGCGTAGTTTGGTGCCGCGATATAGTGTGCAAACCGCCCCCCATTTCGAATTCATAATGGCCATCTGGCCTTGTAACTGGATCGGACCGCGCCACAAGGGTGGTGCTTCTTCTGGGTCTTGGCCGGTAAGTTTGGCTTCAACGCAACCCCACCCCTCAAGCACAATCTGGTCAGCACCCATAACAAAAATACCTGCATCCGCGTCAGTCACCATGACCCGCCCGCGTCCGTCTGCTGTGCCGTCCAAACTGGTACACAGTGGCCACTCATTGTGAAAGTACGGTTGCGGGTGCTCTAAGATGGCATCATCTAGTCCCAAGCGTTGCACTGACTGTTGCAAGATGTAGTTTTCAAACCGGTTACCCCAGTCTGCGGCCTCAATTTCTAGGTGTTCGGGCAACACACCATCCAAAGCGTTGCAAGAAAGCAACAACTCGTCATTTGGTGTGCTGTATTTGCTCACTTCAAGTAATCCTGGCAAGCGACTAGCGCTCATCATGGTGTCGGGCGTAAGTTTGCCTTGGCTCATTGTGTGTTTCCTCGAAGTGTGTATACGCCAATCTTGCGTGCGTGGCTTGCGGTGTGTTTGGCCGTGGTGTATTTGCCAGAGTGTGTAAATCTGCGGTCTCTGAGCACCGCACCAAGCACAGATGGGTGCATGTCTTGTGGCAATGGCAGCAATGCGCGAACGTCATTAATCGTGACCTCCCCACGCTCCCTGCATATGCGCTCGGCCAAACCTCGGGCAGTGTACAAATAACGCTTTTTTGTCTGCTCGTGGTGGTACATAACCAGATCTCTGGCTTGCTCAGCGGTTAAAAGGCTATTTTCCATTTGGTTCCTCTCCGTATTTTTCGATTAGGTATGCCCGATACTTGGCAAAATGCCGCTTTTCCATGCGGTCAATCAAGTAACCTACAGGCAACAAGATGGCCATAAGGCCGATGAAATACACCACAATAAAAAGAATGTTCTCAATCATAAGGACAACCCTGCACGCTTGAGCACCGCGTGGGCTGATGACTTTGACCACCGGTGTTGGCCACCGGGTGTCTTGATACCAGACAAAGTAAGGCCATTCGCCAAGTCTTGGTAACTCCTGCAACTAATAAGCAATGCTTCCAACTTGAATTTGATGCCTTGCGCGTAGGCGTTGGCCTTGTCTTTCTTGCGTGCCGCTGACACACCTGCGCCAATGCTTGGCGTTGGACAGCCCAAGCGTTTACCGTTGGCCTTTGCGGCCTGTAATGCTGACTTGGTGCGCGCTGATATCTGCTCACGCTCGTGTTGTGCAAAGATCGCACGAACCCCAAACTCAAGCATTCCCGCATTTGGCATGTCGGCGGCCACAATATCAACACCAGATTTTCGCAGGGTAAACAGAAAAGCCGTGTCGCGTGAAAGCCGATCAAGTTTGGCTATCAAAATGGCCGCGCCTTCCCGTTTACAAAATTCTAGCGCCCTCACCAATTCAGGCCGGTTATCCAGCTTGCCTGATTCAACTTCAATATATTCGGCCACGATATCCGAACGGTAAGGCCTCACGGCCTCCCGTTGTGCGTCTAACCCTAGCCCTGATTTGCCTTGGCCGGCCGTGCTAACCCGATAGTATGCGATATATTGCATAATCAAATCCCCCAAATAAGCTGGACAATAATTAATGGCACGCCGATAACCGCGCCTAATAAGATACCCTTTAGAATGTTACGCATAGTCGCTTCCCTTTAAAATTTCTTCCAACAGTCTGACAACCCGATCGGCATCGGTATCTGTCGCATCCCCGTATTGCAACGCGCCACACTTTGCGGCCAATGTAAGTAGTGCCAAATCCTGATCCATGGTTAACCCTCCAACAGTAGTTTTTTAAGCTGCCTTGAGGATTCGGATTACTTTAGCCATGGATCTACCGTGCGCGGGCTTGGGTTTAGACGCATGTAATCATGCTAATTCAATTCTGACACTATCATATTTATTGCAGACAAAAAGCCGACTTTGCTCTATGTCAGAATCGTTGCGGTAAAACACTGCGACAACGTAACCTTTACGTAAAAAGATATGTTTGTATTTCATTTTATTTCTCTCTATATGTGTAGTGATTAGCTACCCGCGCCGATCGGCGCGGGTCGTAGAATGTCTACTCTGACAGCGATTGAACGCGATAATGGGTGCGCACTGCCTGGCATGCGATTACATCTTGAGCAGCTGTCAAACTAAGTATTTTTTTGCCGCCCTCTTTATAGATGACTGTAGAA